CGGGTAATCCCTGTGATGGATAATTCACACCACCACCCGGTAATGAATTATCCGGTCTACCGCCACTGAATCCCGGCACACCATAACCCGGATCTACTGGACCACCATCTAAGAACGTGATAATTGCCATACGTGAGGACATTGTTTTCTTCCTTTACTCTGATTATGGATGAGACTCTGTTGTAGACACACGCACGCCGGAATCATTCATTGACTGTGATGGTATCGAATGAATTCTCTTGACGGAAGGTAGGAGCGAAGATTACGAACTGTGGGGTCTGATTAGACGCGGACTCAGATGATTCCTTCTGAGGTTCAAGATTCTTGATGATGACTGCCATGTCTTTGGCTATTGCTGATAGATCACGTGCATCAGTATAGTCTAGCTTATCTTGTGTGATTGCGTTGAGTGCTCCAGAAAGAACTTTACCAGCTTTCTTAATAGATCTTTCTCTCGACTTGTTAATGTGTTTAATAATTTCTGACTTGGGTTGATTGTATGTAGTGGTACTTGTTGCACCCTTGGTATAGGCTGAGACTGACGAGGGGCTGATACCAAAGTCTTTAGCAAGATCGAGTGCAGCCTGTCTACCATTGATTACTGCCTCTTCGCCAATTATTTGTCGTAAGGAATCTGGAACATTAACATCCCCATCAGATCTTCCTTTAGTTGGGATATCAATAATCTCAGGAGTCTTAGCTTTAGACTTACCTGAAAGACGATCCAATTCCTGTTGAAAGAGATCATCAGAAACTAATCCAATAGGCATAATGAATCCATGTTATTAGGAGCACTTCCGTGAGAGAATCGTAGCACGGATCCGTCCGAAAGTCAAGTGGATCGCATCCTGTTGAATCCAAAGGAGTTCGGGGTTTGGATTGATCAAAATCTCAGTGCGAGCGGAGCGAGCTACTTATGTATTACTCTATGTATGGGACCGTAATATGGTACCTTATTTCTAATGTCTAAACTATAATGTGATTGCTAGCAAGCCCCCGTGTGCAGTGTAGATGGCACCATTCTTGCAGGGGTATACCCCCCTACCACACACGGGGGCTGATGTCAAGAAAAAAAAAAATAAAATGTTCATAAGTTTTTTTTTACTTGACAGTCCTACATAGTGGACAGTCACACACCTTGCCCTACCTCCCTCCCTCCCTCGCTCACACGCCCGGCCGGATGTCAAGCACAATCGACATGGCGACCCCGATAATTATTTTCGCTGATGCTGTCGATTTATGTTGCAGCAGGGTCAAGCCGTGGTATCCTTATCAAGTCGAAGGTGATTAGCGGGCTGGCACGCAAGCAAACCAGACCCTCGAAAGCCTAGACCAAGACACACCCGGCAGTCGGCCACGGTCGATAGCCGAGGGAACTTTCTGGGACGGTCAAACGTCTAATCTAGAGAAGCGAGAGGAGGTGAGGTAGCATGGAGAACAAGACTGGAAGTTCAGTAGCCAAGACCGCGTATGGTCAGAAGCTGGCGAATCCGATTGCGTATGACTACAAGTGGTCAAACTACACCGGATACGCGGAACTTGTGGCAGCGAACAACACTCTGTCCGAAGAGGAGCAGGTGAAGGTTCGCAACGTGGAGGCGCAGAACAATGCGCGTGCGGCGGCGCTGCAGGTTGCACTTGACGCTGCAGGCATTGTCAAGCCGACGCTGGACAATGACGAGCAGCTGAGACTCCGCGAAATGTTCAAGGTGCTGATGTCGTCTAAGAAGTATACGGACGATGAAGCGCGTGAACTGGCGGCGACAACGCTCGGCCTGTCGTGGGCTGAGTAGTCTGACTCCCTCTGCCATCGACATCTGGTGGCAGAGGGAACTTCTTCGACTTGGATAACGTCTAACTAATCATGGAGCGTGACACATGGAAAAAACGAATGCACAAAAGGTCGATGAACTGGCAGCGCGGCTGATGTATCTCGGAGTCAATCCGAAGCATGCGCGCTACAAGGCAGACCGCATCGTCAATTACGATGCTCACTTCGCCCACGAGCACGAGCAGAAGGAGGTGGGGGCATAGCCCCCTTTGTCCCCCAGACCACCCCCTGTGTAACCTGTGTAAGATCCCTCCCCACACGTCCTGTGTAAGCTGTGTAAAAACATCCCCCAAAGACTCCTGTGTAGATCCTGTGTAAATAATTAGTGTTCACTTTAATGTACAGTTACCCCTCTCCCTCTCTCCCTCCCCTACCACTATACCCCCATACGGGCGTCAATACGTTGACACATCCAAATGCTTGGATTTCCATAATCATAATCTATTCTTGTTTTTTTATTTTTTTTTTAAGAGGTATGAAAACATTAGTATTTTGTGGACACTTGACAGGACCGCGGTTTCGTGCTAGGATAGGGGGGTCAGAGAGACAGAGAGAGGGGTCACTGCTCACTAAAGTGGACACTTATTGGAGGGTATGATGTCGAAAAAGCGTCAGCACGTACATCAGTACATCAAGATCTATCCACACGCGCAGGGGAAAACTGTTATCAACAAGATCAATGGAGTGTGGGCGTGCGCACTTCCGGACTGTACTCATTATATGCCTCACAACGTAGAAGGCCAGGTTGAGGGAAAAATGAGTCGCTGCAACAGGTGTATGGAATATTTTATACTTGATCAATACAATATGCAGAATGATAGACCAATGTGTGATACATGCGCGAATCCATCAGGGATTGTCATTCCAGAGAGTTATGATCCTGAGAAGATGGAAGTACGTACATACTTGGCTAATAAATCAGGTAGAGAATTACATGAAGTCACTGATGCTGAAATTGAGCACAATATTCAGTTAAGGCGTATAGCTATGAATAAGATGTAGTGAGAATGATTAGAAGTGGGGCGCTTGCCCCAGTTTCCTAGATCTTGGGGTGTCGGGTCGGTTTCGGCCGCCGACACCCCCACATCTTGGGGCTTGACGGCCGCGCCGGGCCATGAGACAATCAAGGGTCGGCTCTATTTGCCGACCTAGTGACTTCCCAATAATCATTAGTATCACGTAGTTTCCGAAAGGACGTGAATCATTATCGGCTCAATCAATACAATCTATCGTCCCGATACTGATTCCGAAAGGAACAGGTAGATTCCCTATGAAAAGATTTTTCTGTAAGGTCTGCAAAAAGCAGAAACGTGTTAGACGTATGCCCGACTCTGTAACACAGGCGCAGGCATACAACGTGACAGAGCGTGTTGGAATGTGTTCATGGCACGTCATTGGACGTGTTCATGTTCCGCGTGTTCCATCCACGAAAATCAAAACTGTCACGGTGGCTGTAAAGTCACAGAATAAGAGAGTGAGATAATGGCTAATGCTAATGGCAAGTCACTCAAGGGTGACTGCGAATGTTGCCCTAATACAAACGTGCAGCTTTACATTCGCCACGGTAATATGGCTATGTGTGAGGAATGCGCGAAAAAGGAAGATTCCCTAGTCAAGTCGGCCAAACATATCATCGAAGTTAGTCAGAAGATTGATACAACGATTGAGGTTAAGGCCGATATCTACAATGCTCAGACGGTATCATTGACTGAGCTTCGTGGTGCTATCTGGGCTGATGTTTCCATCACAGATAGTGACAAGGAATACACGTATGCCAAAGAGACTCAGAAACGTCTCCTACACATTCAGAAAGTTATCTTCGACTCGAAGATTGCTGAGCGAGTTCTACAGACTGAATTGCAACAGTCAGTCTCCAGACAGACTGAAGCGCGACGTGCAGAGTTCAAGAATTTTGACGTTAATTATCGTCCGACTACAATCACCAAGAAAGAGAAAACTACTAAGCCAGCTAAGCAGGGCAAAAAGTCGTTCAATAAGCAAGAATTGAATGATGCCTGCAAAAAGTACGGAGTTCCAGCTAGTGGTGTGCAGTCAATCGTCATCAGCAGGAATATGTCGTATGACGCGGCGGCTAAGCATTTGGCGGGTCTTATGGGCCTACCGACTGCTGGCAAGTAGCTAGAGGTTAGACTAACAGATGACTAAACAAGAATACAATAGACAGGTCGATATGATTATTCAAGCTTACAAGGCTGGAGTAATCTCGGATACTGATGCGCGCGTACATCTGAATAACTTGACCGCCGAATACATTAGGACGGTCAAGTAATGACTAGACAAGAGGCGTCACAGTTTCTCAGAGATGAGATGAATAAACATGGTCTGACAGATTGGACCATTCGTCTCAATCAGAATCCCAATTCGTATTTCTTGGGATTGTGCTCGTATAAGGACAAATGTATCATATTGTCCGCGCATCACGTTGATATTCATCCGACACCTGATCTAATCAATACAATCAGGCATGAAGTGGCACACGCGCTAGTGGGTCCGGGCCACGGTCACGATAATGTATGGTCTGATAAGGCTAAGGAAATTGGTTGCGATAACACGCTCCCATGTTCTAATCTTACACTCAGTCCACAGATTATCGATGCTATCCGTAGTGGGGCTGATGTGGAAGTAACATTCGACGAGCATGTAATTCGCACGCCGAAATACAATATCACTCGACTACAGGACAAGTGTGAGAAGTGCGGTAAAGTCGCTAAAATGGTGTCAGAAAAGTTGATTGTCAATAAGTCTGACGATCAACCTGATGTCAAGCTCATCACACTAGAGTGCGGGCACATCATTTTCAAGAAGATCCCAAAGGGAACTCCGTTTCATAAGTTCCAGATGGGTGGCGACATCAATTGCACACATGAGTGGAATAAAAACACTTGTGTCAAGTGCAACAGAAAGCGACCGTACGATTTTCAGATCGAGGGAATGAAGTTTCTCGAAGCTGCACTATCAGTTAGTAAGGGTGGCGCGTGTTTCGATGAAATGGGATTAGGTAAAACGATTCAGGCTATGGGCGTGTTGAAATACCATGCTGAATTGTTGCCTACACTGTGGCTGGTAAAGTCCAGCACGAAGTATCAGACAGCATCAGCAATTCTGTATTGGATGGGTGATGAGCATGTTCCACAGATCATCAATACATCCAAGGATTGGCTGATTCCTGGCCTTAAGCACTACATCATCGGATACGATATGTTGGTGCATAAGTCACGGACTCTCAAGTCTGGTAAAGTGGTCAATTCTGGTTTCGACATAAGTCAATTTGACAGAGTTGGAATCAAGTGTGTCGTGTTAGACGAATGTCAACAGATTAAGAATGTTGACAGCACACGCACGCAGATGACACGTAAGGTCGTTAAGGACCGTAAAGTCATTCCATTGAGTGGGACACCGTGGAACAATCGTGGCAGTGAATTGTATCCAGTTCTGAACATGATGGATCCTATCAAGTTCCACAGTAATGAGGGATTCGTCAGACAGTGGGTTGACAAGTATTGGCATGGCAATACACTGAAAGAGGGTGGTATTCGCAACATCGCTGGATTCAAGGAATATACAAAGGATCTACTGATTAGGCGAGAAAGGACTGAAGTGTTACCAGAACTACCGTTGGTAAATAGAACTAAGCTGAATGTTATCATGGATACGACACAAGAGAAAGTCTATGATGACGCGGTAGAGGAATTCGTTAAGTGGTTTGAAGAGCAGAACGATAATCTTTCTGGTATGGCTATTATTGCAGCCATGCAAAAGATGCGTAGGCTTGTCGGACTCACTAAGATTCCAGCTACTCTGGAATACGTCGATGAGTTCGTTGAAGAGACAGACCGTAAGCTGGTCGTATTCGTACATCACAAGGATGTGGCGCATATCATCTTTGACGAAATCAGCAAAAAGTATGGGAGTGAGTTTCCTGTATTGAAGTTTGCAGCAGAGATGAATCCAGCAGATAAGTTCGCTACTCAGAACAAGTTCAATGAGTCGAAGCGTTCGATTATGGTTGCATCTACCCAATCGGCTGGAGAGGGTCTTAACCTCCAGACGTGCTCAGACTGTATTCTGCATGAACGTCAGTGGAATCCGGGGAAAGAAGAGCAGGCAGAGGGTAGATTTATCCGTATCGGCTCAGAAGCTACATCAGTCAATGCCATTTATGCACACATGAATGGATTGACTGCTATTGATCAGGCTTTGGATGCTATCGTGGAAAGAAAGAGGATTCAGTTCCACAGTCTGATGAATAATACTGATGCGCCTCAGTGGAATGAAGAGTCAATCATGAAGGAATTGGCTGATTCAATCGTTCGGGCGCATAGACAGAAGTTCAAGAAGTGAGATTCATCGATGAAGATGAGCTAACTATCGTGAAATTTGTAGGCGAGATAGCTGGTATGTTAGTATTAGGGAGACTGATTCTCCTAATACTATCATACCTGATGGGAGGTAACTAATGGCGAAACCAGTTCCACAGACACCCAGAGAACGTCTAATAGAGGGTAACGTGCGAGTAATCGCACCGTCTGGTAAGACTACTTGGAAACTCAAGTAGTTAGAGTGTAAGTAGGACTCACGAGCCTTAAGTGGTTCGTGGGTCCAATCGTATACTCTAACGAAAAGAAACTAAGTATGTCCGCTCTAGTGGAGAAAGCACTGAGATACTATCTAAAGAACGTAAAACTGGAGCGTGAACAATGAGCCGAGCATATATCGACGTGAGGGGAGTGTGGCCTGTGTATGTTAATGGGCTGGTAGCCTATGAACTACAGGGTATGACGCGGGAAGTTACTGTAGAGCAGGTAGAGGAAATTCAGACTCTACTTGACGATGAGTGGGACAAAGAAAAGGATGGTGACTAATGGGTGTTCATACTTTGACAGACGGTGATGATGCTGTGATGTATTGCTCAACCAGTGGTTGGGCATTCGGTCCAGTCTTTGACACGACATCAGATCATGATGCGGCAGATCGTATCGATCTGTTTCTTGACTGGATGAAGCAGTTCGGTAAGGACGTCCGTCAATACGAGGACAATAAACTTGAGGAAAAGTATACAGAGTTCCTCAAGGTGGAGGAACAGCTCTGGAAAGACAAGGAAGTCAAGGATAATGAAATGTATGAGGGAGGCTAACTATGAGCGCGTCACGAGAGGAGCGGCTGCTGGCACTGGCGCGATTTGGTGCCCATGTGCTGCACGAGGCGAACTGGATGGGTGGGCATTCGAGTGGGCGTGCGTTCCCTGTGCCTGACGCGCATCTCTGTGCTCATCCTGACTGCGTCCTCGTGCGTGAGGCCGCGTCTCCCACACATCCCAAGCCAACAAAGGAGAAACTATGAGTAACTATGATGAATATGATCTGTCCGAATCCAATAAGACAGACTACAGTATTACACGTATGAATCGGATGAACATGACATACGTGATGCGTGAGCTACCTCCGCCCGGTAATTCCACGGAGGTAGTCTGTGGCACGAAAGCAATGATTTTCAAGGCTAGTATCCACGAGATCAACCGTGGCTGGTTTCAATGGATGAATGGCGAGATGATTCAAGTCGCCTTTCCATTTCTAATGGCAGGTGAGCGAGAGTTCCTAATGACAGGAATTACACCTGATGAATGGGACGAAATGTTTAAGGAGCGTGAGTAATGAGACTGACTAGACTAGATGAGATGATCGCACTACTGAAGGAGAAGCCGCCTACTGATCCACTAATTATTGCCATTACAGAGGCAATTATTGAGTTGGGTAATAGGTTCGATGGGCATGATATTAGGATCGAGAAACTTCAGATAATGAACGGGTAGTTTACGTGGGGATGTGGTGAAATGGCATACACAGCAGACTTAAAATCTGCCGTCTAACGACATGAGGGTTCGACTCCCTCCATCCCCATAAACTAAAGGAGAAACTATGTATATGACTGATATGAAGCCACTCGCACACGGTAACATCCTCATCGTGGGTACTAAGGCAAGTAACTTTGACGAAGAGATACGCACTAATCCACGAGTTATATTGTGGGATGGACAGCACGAGAACTGGGTAAGGAAAGACATTCCACAGAATGTTCAGGCTATCTTTTTCACACGATTCATTGGACACAATGCATTCGGTAAGATTGTAGCCGAGGCACGTAAGAAGCATCTGACGGTTTTCAATCCGTTAGGGACGGGTACTATCGCACGTCAGGTCAAGGAACTCTTAGGGTCCGTTGAGCCTGTGCAGAAATTTGAAATAGAGACTAAGAAAGAGGTGGAAACTATGACTACTACTAAAGTGACTGGATACGGGAAATTGCCGGTGTTTATTCCGTTCATCGATTTTACGCTGAACAATCGAGCTAATGCTAAGATCCTTATGGAGAAGGCTAAGGAGCTTGGGGTAGAGTCTACTCCAGACTCATTGGCTAACTTCGTGGGGGCATACCGTAGGAAGATGAATCATTCGTCCCACAGGCGCACGCGGGTCAAGACTGAGACAGTCAAGACAGTTCAGACGATTGACACGTCAGTTGAGATGTTGGATAACATGATCAAGGATCTCACTGATATGCGTGCGTATCTGATTGAGACTACACGCGAGAACAAGGCATTGAAGGCCAAGTTGGATAAGTTCAAGAAGGTGTTCAATGAATAACATTAGTGTATTACACCCTTACAAGTATAAGGGTCAGTGGGTCTTTGACGATCCTGAGAAGGATCTGGTCAAGGAAGCATTTATTGCGGGATCAGATGAAATCATTAGTAAGATGGCGGGAGGTAAGGATAAGATCACAGTTCTATTCTCTGGGGAGGCATTCCCAGGACATCAGTTAATGATGGAGTGGACTGGTGAAGAGATGTCAGGTAATTGGTATCACTGTGTATCACTGGATATGCATGGCTGGTTATGCCCATCTCTACTGAAGTATTTCGATGAGGTTCCTCGTACGATTTACGCGCAGTTCAAGGCGGCTGAGTAATGGATATCATTCCAGAGCCGAAGAAGAATATCAGTCTGGATGCGACAGCTCTATCGAGTCTAATGTCATGTGCTAGATATCATGACATTAGATTCAATCATCGGCTCGTATCAGCTAAGGGTAAGTCCAACAGTATGGAAGTGGGTTCATTGATTCATAAGGTGCTTGAAGTCTATTACAAGCATATGATCAAGGGATTCAAGCGTGACGTTAGTATCGGTCAGGGTATGATAGCAGGTCAGATGTATGTGATTGGATGTCCTCATTGTAGTGACGTACACAATGAGCATCCATCATGTGGACATGAACAAGGAGAGTATCCGGGGTTACAGAATACCCCGGAACTCAGTGAGAAGTATACCGTAGGGTGGAAGTTCGCATTAGATACTTGTGAGCAGTATTTCGAGTTCTACAAGAATGATGCGCACATTCCACTCGCGGCTGAGGAAGTTAGAGGGGAGGTATTGTACGAAGATGACGAAATTAGAATACTCTGGAAAGCAAAGTTCGATCTCATCGTTGACACTAACCAAATTGGAATTGTGTCGATGGATCATAAGACATTCAAACAGAGACGTGACAAGACAAGTCTAAGTAATCAGTTTACAGGTCAATGCCTCCTGTTGAAGAGTAGGAATGTCATTGTCAATAAAATAGGGTTGCAGACAACCCTACCGATTAAGGACAGACTTACGAGGGAAATAACGAGTTACAGTGCGGATAGACTGTTGGAGTGGCAGTCAGAGATACTGCCATACTATGCGTATAAGTATATCCAGTTCTCTGAGTCAGGCTATTGGCCTCCAGACTTTACGCACTGTGACACGATGTTCGGTCCATGTCCTTATAAGTCAGTCTGTGAGAGTGACAGGAATATGAGGGAAGAGACTCTAAGGAATGAGTTCGTACTGGTCCCCGTATGGGATCCGACGAATAAGGAGGATGAATAATGCCAACTCAAGCAGCAGAAATTATGACCCTACAGGCGCGGGTTAAGGAACTGGTAGTTCAATTGGATGTGGTGGAGGATACACTTCACACATTGATTGTGTGGATCGTAGCATCTGCCGTTAGTCCACTGAGTCCGCGTGAGGGCAAGGAACTAATTGAAATGTTGGAAAGAAGTGAGGTGAAGAAGTGAAGATTAAAGAACTGAAGGAACAACTAAAGGACATTGAGGATGAGACTGAAATCTTCCTCAGTGTAGATGGTGTGAACATTACTGACATCCAACTGGAACATATCTTGGAGTCATGTGATGATCCTACCATCATTGGATTCGTTGTAGTACCTAAGATGGAGGCACACTAATGATTGACTTAAAAGAAGCGACTGGAGATAATGCAGGATATCAACTTCGTATCAATTATGTTGCCGCGAAGGATCAGTATTCCGTGACTGGTTACGTCGTATTTAATGGAAAGAATGAAACTGAGTATGATAGAGACGGAGCTACACTCTTCTTTAAGACATCAGAAGAGATGATGAAGTATCTGAATGAAGTAAAATAAAGGAGAGTGACTAATGACAAAACTAACATTACTTGACAAGGCACTAGCTACTCCTATGCGTAAGAACTATGGTAGGAGTGCTAGTAAGGAAGAGATTGAACTTGGATTGGCATGGATGCAGGGATACATTACCATCACTCAGGTTGGTAAAGCTATGGGTATTACTGCTGGTCTTGCGCAGTCTAGGATGGCTAAGATTCTACGTGATGCTTATCTGTCTGGTAAGCTGGAAGTAAAGGATGGTGAGTAATGGCTGTAATGAATGACTACGTGTTCACTATAAAACTCACAACAGAAGAATTCAATAATCTCAGAAAGGCTGGTGATATCCTTAGTGATGCTGAGAAATTTACTGTAGGCATAGGAATAGAACCTACTGACTTAATACCAGAGTCATTACAGACAGAAGTTAAAATGTATATCCAAAATTGTCTCTTTCTTCTATGCAAGATTAAGCGTTCATACAAGGTGAGTCACTAATGCCTTGCGGTGGAATCTACCCAATCACTCCGAAGCATCCATTCGGTGAGATGCATGGCAAATCTAACTATGATAATTGTTTCCATTGCAATAAGGAAATCAAATCAGAAGATTTGATGTTCTGTGATGAATGGGACTGTTATCTTCATCGTGACTGTGTAATGGACTTCCTTAAAAGTGAGGATGGTCAAGTTGTATTACTTCACGGACATGAAGTCGTTCTATATTACGAGAAGGAAACAGAATAATGCCAACGATTCAATGTGTCATCTGTGGAAAGGGAATTCACATCAGTGAAATGCAGCTCAAACTGATGCAAGGCACAATCATGACTTGTAGCAATGAATGTGCTGTTAAAGCCATAGAAAGACAGGACAAATAATGAGTCCAACAATGAATGACGTTAACTTCAATTCTCTTTACTGTCTATTCAAGGGGGAACCAGGGACACGCAAGTCTACTCAGGCTTTGTCCTTTCCGGGACCACAGTATTGGTTCTCATGGGATAGGAAGATGAGTAGTATCTTCATGCCCATGAAGAAGTGGGGTATAGATCCTAAGACTATCTCATATGATGACTATGATGACTGGACTAAGGCGCGGGTCAAGTTGGAGCAGTTCAAAGTGAGCTGTCCATACAAGACTATCGTGATCGATTCCATCACATCATGTGCTGACAGTATTCTCAGACAGACTACAGCATTGAAGTATGGACTGGCGCGTAAGTCTGGTGCTACGGCGGGTAAGTTGATTGCTGGTATTGCAGTCAATGAGATCGAGGACTATAATGCTGAGTCGGCAGCACTTGGGGAACTGATAGCCATTACTAAAGATATCAATAAGTATCATGGTATCAACGTGGTCATTATAGCCCATGTAATCAAAGCTGAATACAGGGATACGACGAAAAAGACTACACACATATCCCGTCAGATTGTTACGGCGGGAAAGAATATTGCGATGAAAATTCCGGCTTATTGTGGTGAAATTTATCACTTCAATATTAAGTCGGGTTTTGATCCCAATCAAGGAGGTGAATATTCGTTACTGACGGAACATACTGGTGATGATTTTGCTAAGTCCGAAATCGGTTTGGACAAGGAAATAGTATTTGGCGATAAGCCAATCTATGACACCTACATCAAACCAGCTATCACCAAATTCAAGGAAAGTCCAACAACAACAACATCAGTGAAATTCTAATGTGGTGGTTATCAGACGGACGGATATGGAGGAGATTCAGAATGATTGACAAGCCATACGCATATCACAAGCCATCCGATGATGGGTTGGAAAAGATTAACAAGTTGCGCGCTCATTTCTCAGAGGGAGAAAGATTAATTAAGGAGGTGTGCCCGGAAAGTAGACAGAGGTCTATCGCTATCACTGAGAATGAAACTACTGCGATGTGGGCAATCAAGGCGGTTGTTTTCAACGATCCAAAATCCGA